GCAACCGCGACCCAAGAAAAAGTTGACAATCTCTATAATGCGATTCAACCACTTCTTAATAATCTCAAACAAAACCCAGAAAAGGAATATATCCTTTGGCCATCTCGTCTTGAGAAGATCGAGCAGTTTGAAGCCTACCTACAAGGCATCTACACTAAATAATAAACAAAAAGAAAGATAAACTATGAGCATGATACTATTAACCAATCTCGCCCTATGGGTATTCGGCTTTGTTGCCGGTGTACTAGTTGGTCGCAATAACGTAAAGACTGTTGAAAAGTCAGTTGATGAAGCTCTATACCTCTACGATTGCGCAGTTGCGGAACTCAATGAGCTTAAAGCTAAAGCCAAGAAGAAAAAGAGAACCACAACTAAGAAGACGACAAAGAAGAACGTCTAATCTATATACAGCTCTTTCTCGCTTTGCACCCTATCAGCTTCGGTTGATAGGGTTTTTGGTTTATGGGATTCTTTCCAATCCTCTCGATAATTGCGTACCCAACTAAGGAGGGCTTTTTCAAAACCAATATCCTTACCTGCTTTTTCGGATTCAATCCACTTGTGCTTTAGTATTTCTTCTCTTTCTTCAAGAAAACATTGATATAATGTCGAGGTACTAAAATCAGATTTACTCATCAAATGATGTAGATTATTCTCCAATCTGAGGCTCGATAGGTTCAGGTTGTGGATTTTGTGAATCTTGGAAAGCTTTCAATGCATTCGAGTGATATAACATAATATCTTCGATTGAATCTGTTACCATTCTTATATCAGATGATCTGCACATGAGGTGTCGGTCACATTCTAAAACATGAAGTCTAGATCCAATTACCACATAACATTTGCAGTTACCATCATTACAATTGATATGACATATGTTATCTTGATCGACAACTGTTATATTGGAATCTTCTTTTATATTAATATTCATTATTATATTTATTATGTATTACCATCAGTGAATATCCATCCGTTATTCACTAGGACTAACTTTTCAGCTTCGGAAACGTTCGATGATACACTGCCTCCGAAGTTAGCCTCGTAATTTTTACCCTCTTCAAGCGGTGTGTGATTGTTCCTATTATTATATAGATCGATGATAATAGAATCATAGTCATCTGTTGGAATTGTCGGCATATTTATCTCATAGGGGTTCGTCGAGGTGCCATCCCACTCAAAACCGCCGCCCTCGTAAGGATTGACTGCCGCGAATGTAATTCCATCCCAACCAATCACATCGGAGCCGTCTGATAGATTGTAAAGAAGTGGATTATCTCCACGGTGACCGAAGGGGCGCGCAGTGGTCGCGTTTGATATATCAAACCTGGGTAAATATGTCACATTTGCCGTTGGCACCAGATGGAAAACGCGACTGAAGTCTGCGTAGAGGCCGGCAGGCCAGCTTTCTTCAACGGGGGAAACTAGTGGCATAGTCGCAAAAGTAGTATCACCTCTTTTGAATGGATTGTCCGATCTGGTGCATGTAATAGCTGTGCTTTCGAAACATCTGAACCACCGCGCGGGCTGCCATGATATATTTAAAAATTCTCCAAAGTTAGCAAGTGACGTGCAATCAAGCCAAGTCATTTCCATTCTTGTCGAAGCACCACAGTTAATTGATGGGAATGAAGTAAGACCCAGGCAACCTTTCCAAGTGGAGTTCATGTTAGTCACATTACTTGTATCGAGTCCAGATGGGAATGAAGTAAGACCCAGGCAACCGTTCCAGGTGTGATCCATGCTATCCACATTACTTGTATCAATCAATGGGAAAACACCAGTGAGACCTGAGCAGTACTGCCAGGTGTTATCCATGCTATTCACATTACTTGTATTAATCAATGGGAAAACACCAGTGAGACCTGAGCAAGCTTGCCAAGTGCGATTCATGTTAGTCACATTACTTGTATTAATCAATGGGAAAACACCAGTGAGACCTGTGCAACCTTGCCAGGTCTGATCCAAACTTGTCACCTCAGCCGGCACGTCGAAATCGGCAAAAACAGAGGTGGGTAGACTTGAGCAACCGCTCCAAGCTTCGTCAATATTCGATAGTGTTGTGGAGTCTGTTATAGCTTGAATGAGGACACTTGAGAATATATCAAGGTTATCGCATTGACTCCATGCACTTTGCAAACTCTGAATCTTTGTTATATTGATAGGATTGAACACTTCAAGGTTGGTGCACCTTGACCACGCCCTGGCCATTGATATCACATTTCCTGTGGTGGTCAAAGTCGGGAATGAAGTAAGACTTGAGCAGTCAGTCCAGGCAAAGCCCATGAGAGACACATTTGTATAATCCTGTACCGGGAATTCAGTAAGACTTGAGCAGCCATAGAAGGCATATTGCATTGCACCCACCGCGCTTGTGTCGAGTCCAGATGGGAATTCAGTAAGACTTGAGCAACCTTTAAATGCAAGCTGCATCTGCAACATTTCACTTGTATCAAATGATTCTGGTATTGTAGGAAGTATTGTTAGGTTTGAGCAACCTTCCATGAAGTTGTTGAGATCGGTTCGCTTCATTGTACCCCAACTCGATACCTCTTTAACACACTCATTGCCGGCTCCATCGAAACTAAATCCGATCGAACCTGCGGCAGTCGGGCCATTGGGCACGGTTTGTTTTATATAAACTGTGCGGGCGGCAGCAGTAGTATATGTATGAGTGGTGGATGTGACGACTGTCGAACCAATCTCTTCTTCAGCACTTCCATCACCCCAATTAATGAGCGCATTGCGAGCATTGCGGATCTCAAAGGTTCTAGCTGACTGATTCTCATGTAAACTTGTATCAATCTTTAGTTTGAAAGATTCTGTGGATAGAAACGCTGAGTCGATTCGTGGCTCCTGTGTTATTGTCAAGACTCTGGTCGAAGGTGCGGTGTCACCCGGGTCGCCGGTCAACCAGAGGCTTCCTTCAGGAACACTTATCAATATTGTCCCAGTTCTACTAGCACTGGTGCTTGGATTCTCGGCAACATCATAATCTATATTTGTAATAAACGTATTAGTGCCAATTGGCGAACCTTGTACCCCACCCTGTGCGCCTGTCAATGTGATCCAACTATCTCTGGACTCAACCGTGAAGTCGCTGCGCGAGTTCACGACGCGACTGTAAGAACCTTCATCTCCAGTGACGGTGTCGCCATACGGATCGCCATCGAGTCCGCCGTCGTTGGCCCAAGCCACCGCTACCCTGAAACGTTCTTGGGTGAAAGTTTTTGTGACAACTGTTCCTTCATCACCCGTAACCGTAATTGTCCCAGTTCTATCATTAAGAGTATCATACCAGTCTTCAGCAGAAATCCAGATTGAACCATTACCAGATCCAGTTGTACTAATGGATGCACCCGACGAACTGAGATATGAGAGCCAACTCGGGCCTTCGATCTCCCAACCACTATTCGACGTTACGTCGAAGAAAGGATATGGGGCGTTTTCCTCCGCACTGAGTTTGGTCAGTGAATGTAGATCGACTTCAAGAAGCTCGGTGTATGCCTCTTGAAAAACTTGAACAACAACTGTTGTGTCATCAAACAGTTGATTATTAGATCTAATACTTATTCTTCCAGTCCGCGGTCCTTCATCACCAGATTCAACTGAAAATGGAACACTGATTGAACCTATTCCAGTTGTAGTTTCTAAATTAATCCAGCTATCAAGTGCAGTGGCGGTCCAACTTGTGTTGGAAGAACCTGTTATGGTTCCAGCGAAAGTATTTGGTGGTGTAGCCTGACCATTAAGACTAAATGATGTTTGGTCAAGTTCGAAGATGGCAGTGAGCAATTGATCCACAGCATCACCAACTGTGCTCCAAATTCTCACATAGTTATTAGTGCTCCAATTCACTTGATTAGCTATGGGCAAATCATTTCTATAGAGTAGTGTAGCAACTCTTGTGCCATCGTCACTCACTGAATTAAGCACACCAAGTTGATTTGAAGTCTGATTATCAATAAAGGTAGGATCTCCAATATTATACCAGTTTTCTCCAGATACACCTTGTCTGTAACTTCTTATACAACCTGAGTATTCTGTACCGTCTTCATGTGTTGCATGGGGCACGCCCACTAAAAGTAAATTACCATCACCACTCAAATCAATGTTTGCACCGAATTGTTCAGATATGCTCGAACCTCTAATTGTTTCTCCAGATTGCTCCCAGTTGCCCGATGTTGAATTCCAATCATATATATAACATTCTCCAATCTTATTGGGTGTATTGAGACCCGCAGGCGCCGGACCTGTATAGGTCGTGTCGACCGAACCGAATTCATATGTATATGCATTTGCCAGATTACCAGGGGCGGATATAGCTATTCTATTACCATCCTTCGATAGACTGATACATTGTCCGAAATTCTCAATGTCTTCTATCCAAGTGTCGGGTCTGGGCCCAGACGTCGGTCTCACCGCCGGCGATCGTATGTCAGCTCCCTCTTGTATCCAGTAATGATTGCCGGTGACCGGCTGAGGGCCTTCGAGTGCGGGCACGCTGCTCTTGCCTAATGGTTGCTCTCCACTAATAACGCGGATGTGCGACGTGGAAGAAAGCGTACGTGTGCCACCACCAAAATCGAGAATCTGAAACGAAACATCTAAGTCAGCTTCAGTATATTCTCTATATTTGTATACTCTTACGGGAAAATACTTCGCCGGGGAATACTCATCGAGATCCCATGCGTCGATAGTTATTGCCTCATCTGGAACACTGATCGCAAGTGTCAATCCGTCACCACTCAATTGACATGATGTTGGATGATTGCTCAATCTCCTTAATTGCCACGCATAGTGGCTGTGCACGGCGGTTGGGGTATATGGATTACATATAGGAAAACCCAATGGTTCATAGTTACCAACGCCATCGTCTTTGTAGACTAGTGTCGAACCTCTGTTATAATACTGGCCTGAAGCTGTGCTGATGTTCGTGCTGATGTTATCACCTAAAAGCGCTTGGTTCTCGTCTCGGTAGCATTTAAGGGCTATAATTGATCCATCATCACTAAGATCCATGTCCATGAACATTGATTTTGTTATGGGGGTTGTGATTGCATCTTTTTTAACCCAAGTAGTGTCGAGGCCAATGGCGGCGAAGCGGGTGCCGAAGAAGTAAAAGTTGGCCAATTGCCCCAACTCTAGGTGAAGATCAATCACTCGCAATCTTATATATCTTGCAGTGATGGAAGGAAAACTGTATTCTATATCCTGGTTGGTATTCTGATTCTCAAGAGGGACGACATATGTATCTTGCTCGGCCTCAACAGGTAACCAGTTTGTGTTATCTAAGGAATATTCTATTGCATATTCTTTCATCCAACCTGACGCGTATGTCGAGATGTTAGCATAATTAGTCGCAACAGCAGTTACGCCGCTGACGTTCTGTGTGCGCCCCAGGTCAATTGAAAGTGAATTGTTGAGCAGGGCCAGCCTAGAGGCGGTCAAGGTCGGTGGGTTGTTTATAGTGTAGCCATATGCAAGCATGTATGTTTGGCCCGTGATCGCCGCGGTGAGCTGAACTTCGGCTTGATTATTCAGTTCATAGATACCCACTGAAAATTCCCTCGGGTTCACCGCGGTGTTATAATATCCATATTGCTCGCATGTCGCGATTAGATTACCATTTTCACTTAAGCACGCCTTCCTTGACATACTGGAAGGAGTCCTCGTGATAATCGGCTGTCCCAGAAGCTCCCACACTCTCAAATCGTTGTTCCATCTATATGCCTGAGTTATGCCCGTGGCGTAACTAGTGTTATAGTGGTAGAAGCTTGTATCTGAAGATATTAGAAGTGTGTTACCGTCACCACTTAACTCGATAGAGCTTTCATGCTTATCTGATGGATTATTAGTTGGAACGTTACCAATAGTTTTCCAGTCGGAAGGAAATATGTCATATGTCGCCGAAACATTTTTCCCAGTAACATCTAAGGTGAGTGTCGTGCCGGTAAGTATATATTCGTCTGCAATTGTAACCTCTATCTCCGAACTGATGCCATTTGATATCGCGAAGTTCGCGGCGTTGGCTGTGACTTCAGTAGTATTGGATGCTATTATAGTGAATGGATAATTACCATCTGGTAATTCTGTAACAGATAACTTAAATATAGCTGTTCCGCCTTGGATGATCGCAGGTTCAGATACTTTAATGATACTGATAGCAGTATTATCAATGACATTGATTGTTATCGATGTTGGTGGAACCTGAGTAAATCCTTCGCCGATATCACCACCATTGGAATCATTTCCATCGGGATCTAATGGCTCCGATTGAGCACTGAGTATTTCCACTTTGATTATTTCGAGCGATTCAAGATCATCATCATCCCTAATAGTGAATGATAAGTCGTGTTGTGTACCCAACATGACGAAAGAATCTTCAGGTTCCTCTAAAATACTAGCGATATTAATTTCGCCATTACCATCAGTGACCTTATATCTTAATGTGGTACCATAGGGGACATCCTCTGTTGTCAACCTGACCGTCACAGTTGTTCCTTCCAAATATTCTGTTTGACTAGGAACTAATTCGAGATGATATTTTGGGTTCGGTAGATTATCTTCCAATTCTCTTATTCTAGCATCCAATCGACCCATAACATCAATCAAGCCTAACAATCTGGTGTCAGATGATACTAACCACCGACCAGTTGGACTATGATTGGATTTAATTACACTAACATCATCATCTATTGCATTTGAATTTGCATCCCAGTGATAAACCCCACCTTTACCGTCTCCGAGGATTTCTCCGCCCAAAACAAGCATGGGATTCGAAAAATCCTTATTGGCTCTGACGTCACTGGTGGAATCCACAGTTTTAATGGTTTCTTTCCCAACTCTCGGATTGAACTTTGTTAAACTCATATTGTTATTTATAGGATTAAATATCTTCTTTATTCTTAATAGCGCGCTTCTTTGCTGCAGCTACCTGATGCTTAGTGAAAAGCATGGAACCTTCGGTCGATGATTCAACAAGGAAATATTGATCTGCTTCTAGATGAGCATATTCTTTTTGTGTATTATTGACCCACTCTACGATGTTTAGATTGAGTATTCTTTTTAGTGATTTTAACATAATATTATTTAACTTGTGAACTTCCGAAATAGAAACCTACGATTGCAAGTGCAGTTTGACGAACCTCTGGGAGAATAACGAAACCTTCGACTGTTTTCCATTTAACTGTCTTAAAGAAGCCAAGGAAACCATCAGTTTCTCTCGATACTGATATACCAACATCTGGAAAAAATGCAAAGATAAACGGAGCAATAACAATGGCAAAGAATGTTACTACTACGAGAAATCTACGGACTAGAGCGCCAGCATCTCTTTTAGCGGCGCGGTCTGCAGAATCATCTGCTGTCTTTTGTTTAACAATCATTCGTTCGAACAACTGTGCTTGATTTTGGGCTTGGGAGGCAATCATTTTCATTACGAAACCACTTAATCCACCGCCGAGCATTGCTAATAGTTCTGTTGTCATATATCTATTTATACAAAAGACTGTCTTTAACCACCAACAAATACATTAGAAGATCCCCTTGCCACACATGTGCATGTTGGATCGCCTATGCGGCCGCAACCAATACCATTGATTTTTACTGTGCTAGATGCACCCCTGAGAGCTATTGAGTGAACCGAGCAACCTTTACCCGCAGGATATGCATGAGCAGTATTCCGATCACCTCTCCTCGAAATTGGTCTACCGTTACAGAACACATTTGGAGAGCCCGAGCCTCTAACCATAGGTGAACAGTGGTATACTTCTATATCTCCAATTCTTGCTACAGAAGCCATATTTTCTTATTGACAGGGGGTTGACAATTGATTATAATTGGTTTATTCAAAACAAAGCAGAACAGTATTTGTTTGTCAATTATCATTATAATAACTATTTATAACTCTCATCGCAGTGGTTCTATCTCCATCGACTATTTGTGAAAGATTTAATATCTCTCTAATAACTAAAGGTGGAGGAGTATCATAGTCATCAATGTCATATCCTTCTTTAATTAACTCTATTTCTGCGGGTAGTATCCTCTGGCTTGGATAAATGGGTGGCAGATTGATATAGAAAGCATGATCAACTGTTACTTTATATGATATTGTCTTTGTTAAAATTGAAGATTGAATGTATGCTACTAGTATATGTCCTTGAGGTATAGTTAAATGACTTTTGGTTTCGGTCGGCTGAGTAACATTCATATTTGGATATTCCGCTTTAAGTTCTCTAAGTTTCACTTCGGATATCAGCTCTGGGTCCCCTGCACCTTTACTATAATCAAGGTCTACTATATCACCCTTTTTAAAATGCCATATCTCTCTATCAAAGACATCCTCATATTTACCCAATAATCCTACTATGAGATTATCCTTATCCTCTATTTTTGTTAGGCCGCCATCAAATTTTTCTGGCGGTGCAATATCAATCTTCACATCGAGCACCTCACTGTATTCAGTTGGAATAACTCCAACTGTAGAATTGAAATCTACAAATTCTTCTACTCTAGTTAATGATGTATTTGAAAGTTGCATTATTTAACAATCTTTCCGATTTCTGCGCCCAGTCTTTCGAAACTATAATTTCTTACAGTCTGAACAAATCTAACTCTATCTTTCCTATAGGCTTTTTCATTCTCTATATCTACATAAAAATTATATGTCAGTGGATCATTAGTAGCTATATCTGTTATGATTCCAATTTCTGCTGGAGTTGTTCTCGTTGGAGGTGTTGTAGACTTCATCACCAGTAAAGGTGAGAAATTAAATTCAATTATGAAATCTACAATATAATCAACATCTCTAGTTAGTCTAGGATCTTGATTTACTCTGAACATATACTTTGCTCTAGGATCGGTTGGTGGCCATCCTTCAATTTTAAATGTACTATTTGTTTCAATATCCTTAAACTCATAAGAGAGTCGATCAAATGTTGCCAATCCATATTCTCCTGTTAATGTAAGTTTGGTGTCATCAGTTGTCTTTATTACATATGGATCATCTACATTGGTTGAAATGAATTCACATTGCAGCACAGTAGACTCGCCATAATCAGCCAAATCAGTATTCTTCCTTAGCCAAATGCACTGCTCATTTAGATCACGAAACGAACCAATTTCACCCAAATCACCAAATCCACTCTGTCCACCTCTGACCTGAGGCACAAGTTGATTCATTATTTCTTCTGATATCATATCTCTATTTATCTAAATTGTTAATGGTCAATTACTTATGACTTTTATTATATATCATGATAGAATTTTGTAACCCGTTGATGGTCAATGACATATTTATATTTACAAATCATCCAAAATAGATTATAATAGTATTATAAGATTGAGAAAGACCTATACTATGAAAACTATGTCAAACATCACCATCACAGAAGAACTCCGCGATCATGTCAACGAACTCTGCGCAAAGTCTAAGGCTTGGGCAGAGGCCGCGCCAGAGGGAGAGTTCCGCACGTATAGTTCCTATGATGAGGCGGATATGATCAGCCACAGCGAACACTACACCAAAGGTGAGCGCAGCCTTACTCCTGACGAGTGGGATCAGACCAAAGCTTGGGAAGAGTATTATGACGCTCATAAGGCGGCATATGGAATTCGCCCTCGTTGGGATTATTGGTCAGACAAAACCACTGCAGAGTGGGAACATCTTTCATCTGAGTGTTATGCTCAGGCCAGTGCCGAATACGACCGCGAGCAGGAAGAAAAGAAAGCAGAAGAATCATACGCTTATGAGTCTCCTGCTGAACTTCAAAATGGCATCAACATTTAATATATGAAAAATACAACTCCTTATCTCGGCGTAAAGCTAGTCCTCAACACTCAATATATGGAGAACTACGGCGATCGTTGGAAAGCCAAAGGTGGCTCCACATACGTCGTGACCGACAAGTCACTTCTCTCTTCGCCTGAATCTCTTGATGAGATTCGTGGTCTCATTGAACACTCTGATGACCACTCTTCTGAGTTCGTCCGCGGAGAGGAAATTGTGAGCAGAGATGCCACAGTCTGCGAAGACTGGGAGACTCTCAATGAGGTCTATCGTGCTGAAGATGACACATATCGTGTGAAGAGCGTGACTGACAATCGTGACCACGGTTCAATGCGACACCAAATCGCGTTCAAAACGGTGGACAAGCCACTTGGCAGTGAGCGTGGTGATTTCTCTGTTGAGTATGAACTCACTAACGGCCGCACGGCTCACAGTGACGAAGAACTCAGAGCAGAACTCACCAACATGGGGGTAAAATTTTAATATGAAACTATACACTGCACTCTTCATAATTCTTAGCAGCACTGCATTCTCTTATTCAGACCGCGATGTAGTTGCATCTACTCTGATTCTCGAAGCAGGAGGCGAATATTCTGAGGGAGCTATGGAAGCTGTTCATGAAGTGATTTATAATCGATCAATGAAACGTAACAAACCAATGTCTGATGTCTGTCTTCAGAAATGGCAATTCTCTTGTTGGAATGGAAAGGACATTGAATCTAATGTCATGAAGGCTCAGAAACACCCACGCTGGCACGAGGCAATGAAGATTGTCGATACAGCACAGATGACTAATTACACAAAAGGCGCTGATCACTACTATGCAGAATATATCGACGAACCATATTGGGCGGAAGATATGACACTTACGGTTAAGATCGGAAGACACTTATTCTTTAAGTGATTCTCTATCAACTGATTATGACATTTGATCAATCCCACATCGCAGTGTCCTAACTAGTTGATTATTAGATAGATAAGATCATTGACAAATCCCACAAAATAGAGTATAATATACATATAAGATTGAGAAAGACTATTATGACAAGAGCCTATACAAACCGAATCCTAGAAATTATCGACAATGACAAAGCCGACCCAGAATTTATTCTGAAAGAACTCATGCTTTGGTTATCTGAAGATGAAGTGAAAAAGTTCTACTTGAACTCGTTTATGAACACTTATAATGTGGAAGACAGCCCATATGCTTGAAGCAACAATTGAAATCTGGTCGAGTAAGTCTCGTGACTATGGAACATATTCTCTTTTTGAAAAAGATGAATTGATCAAGACTTACACTAAGTATTATAACACTTACAGCTCTAAAAGAGCTTTATCATTCGCTCGTCGCTTCAAGAGAAAAATGGAACGTGACGGTAAACTAACTAACAATGAGGCAACAGTCATTACAATTAAATAATTATGAATAAACTAACAACACTATTAACAGCAGCAGCATTAATCAGCACATCGGCTCACGCAGGAGACTATGACTATATTATTAGGGATATCGCAGTCGGAGCAATCGGCGGTGCCATCATCGGTAACAATGTCGGAGATGGAGACTCTGAAACTGGAGCGATCATCGGCGGAGTGGCCGCTGGCGCCGCGGGCGAATGGGGCCGTCGAAGTAATCAAAAGAGCCGAGGTTACAATTCAAACTCACAATCAGTCACAATTGTTAAACAGGCTCCACAAGTTCAGGCTCACCAGCAACAGGTTCAAGTTAAGGAGCAAGTATGGGTAGCAGACGAATATGTAACAGATGTTAGTGGAAATGTTCTATATACTATTCCTGGTCACTATGAGACACGAGTTGTTACTAAGACAATCACTGTTTATCGATAATATTTAAATCACATTATATTATGACAGAAGTTGAAAGATTAAATCTCATTAAGTCTCTGGTTAAGAAGGCTAAGAAGAAAACAAAACGGGCCTCAAAGGAAATTCAGAGTGATTTTGTGCCCTTGGAACCAACAGCTCCTACTGAATTTGATATTCATGAAGAATTCGATAATCTAACCCGCTATACAGCAAATCAATACATTAATAATGAAGACTAGAATTTTTGATCGTTACGGAAGGGTCGCAGCAGTGGACCACAAATATACTGGAGAAGAACCCAAATGGGACGGGTGTGAATCTTGGCCAATTGAGAAATTTATGAAGGAACGTTCCCGAATGTTCAACTTCTATAATTACTATTGTTCGGCTAAAGATCTATTCGATGACCTTTTGAAATGGATGCCAACTAATGGATACACAAAGCAGCAAGTGAAGTTGATTAAGTCTGAGGGTGAACGCTGTGCGAATATCACATGCTTAAAACTAGCTCGGGCTATGAATAATGGTATGATTCCAACACGAGATGATGTTATGGAATATATCGAATCTAAACCTGGTCTATCCTGTGATGAAGCGCACGATGATGTCGCGTTTCTTAAGGCTGAGATTGATTCTATCCTTCGACGCAGTCAAGCAAGCATACAAGCGCAAGCCTCATTGAACACAGAGGACTCTAATGTGAAGATTCTTTCCCCACTTCAACGTCTTTCTAATAAAGTCAATAAGACTATTATCTCTGAATTAGAGATTATGATCGATGATAAAGGATGGGCAGAAAATCAGACAAGTGTTGACTCGATTAATCTGATTCAACTCCTAAAGGCTAATTCAATTCCCGTGAAAGGATTGAAAGATATCTATTCGTGGCTAGAGGTCTATCGTGAAAGCCTTCAGAATGCTTTGGATAAGACAGATGAGTTTGATATCGAAGGATGGTCTTTCTTACCCAAGCCAGGTATTCGAAGCCGCTTGAAGGCTATTCAAGCGATGATTACACAGCTTGATAAGTATTCATCTTCTAATAAGAAGGTTCGTAAGGTTCGAAATAAGAAAGTGAAGTCCGCTTCATTACAAGTTAAGAAACTTAAATATAAAGAATCGGATGATGACTTCGGTATCCAATCTGTCTCTCCATTGAATATCCCTGGTTCTAGAATGGTTCTTGTATTCAACACAAAGACTCGAAAGTTGGGTGTGTATGAATCAGATAATCCTATCAGTGTCAAAGGAACTAGTCTAAAGGAATGGAATGAAGAGAAAAGTTTCTCATTGACAATCCGTAAGCCAGATGATATAATTCCTATTCTATTAAAGAAATCAGAAAAGGTATTCACAAAGGCTATCGATGATCTAAAGACCAAGCGTGGTAAAGTGAATGGCCGAATCAATAAAGACACTATCTTACTAAGAATATTATGAAACAAGCAGTAGTTATTACACCTAGCATTACAAAAGAGGCTCTAAGAAGTCAAGTCGAAATATTGGTTCATAAAGATAAGATGACTTATGCCGAAGCAATCTGTGACATTTGCGAAGGCTTAATGATTGATCCACAAGATATTGTGAGATTGGTTACAGGCCCACTCAAAGCCAAACTTGAAGCAGAAGCGATGGATAGAAACATCATAAAGAACAACACAACTAAATTATTTTAAATTATGGGAAGATATTATACAGGAGATATAGAAGGTAAATTCGTTTTCGGTGTTCAAAATAGTTTTGCAGCAGATCGATTTGGTGCAGAGCCAAGGGTGTTATATCAATTCGATGATTCACATATTCCAGAACTTGAAAAAGAATTGGCTGCTATTGAAGAAAGTGTCAGCATAGATAATCTTAAAGAGTATCACAATGGCCCTGACTGTGACACATTCAATGGTCTTGAAGAAGAGGACTATTCAGATTATGCTGATTACATTCTAGGAACAAAGATACTTGATTGTGTAAAACTCAATGGAGAATGTATGTTTGAAGCAGAAATGTAATGTCGGGATTTGAATCATATTCAATTTACAATGCACTGCTATTACATTATAATAGTGACTCTTATAATGCTTATAAATACCACTTCAAGACAAGAGTGAGTAGAGCTTCCTTTGAAAAAAGGCGAGATCGATACTTTTTCGAAAAACTGGGTCGGAAGTATGATTCAGATTCCTTGAAAAAATTCTATACAGCTAATATCATTAAGGAAGTTAAATGGGTTGGATCAATGACAGAGAGTAACTATAAAGAGTTGCAATCTCGATTAGATTCAGTATCATACCGCTTCAAGACTGATATAAAACTACTTACTGATGCAGAGGAGTCATTTGACAAACTTTGCAGATGTGAGAATGGAAACAACTTAATAATAGATTACCTTTGTTCAGAAAAGATCAGCATTGAAACTGTGTCAATTCTAGATCAGATGGTAAACTTTATTAATGATACACTGCCGATATTAAATGATCCTCTTTCTTTTAAGAAGGGTCAAGCAATGTTGGCACAGAAATACAAGTACAGCTTAGTTGATATAAACATGAAAAAAATGAAAGATATAGTAATTAAAGAGTTTACTTTTTAACTATATTAGTCTATAATGGTTATATCGATTAAATACATCGTAATACAAAAACAAAATACTAACAATACAAATAATATACAAATAATATGTCGTTTCAAGAACTAAAACAAAAACGTGCCGAAGCAATTGCAAACCTAGTTAAGGCTGCAGAAAACACTTCTGAAAAGAAGTCATATGGTGATGATCGTATGTGGGCACCAACAGTAGATAAAGCAGGTAATGGTTATGCCGTTATTCGCTTTCTTCCAGCAGTCGAAGGCGAGGATCTCCCTTGGGTTCGTTACTGGGACCACGGCTTCAAGGGGCCAACTGGTAAGTGGTACATCGAAAAGTCTTTGACTTCTATCGGTCAACAAGATCCAGTAAGTGAAATGAATACTCAACTATGGAATAGTGGTATCGAATCGGATAAAGAAGTTGCTCGCCAACGCAAGCGCCGACTCCATCACGTTTCAAATATTCTTGTGATCTCTGATACAGCGAATCCACAGAATGAAGGAAAAGTATTCCTCTACAAGTATGGTAAGAAGATCTTTGATAAGATCATGGATGTCATGCAACCTCAATTCGAAGATGAAACACCAGTTAATCCATTCGATTTCTGGGGTGGAGCAAACTTCAAGTTGAAGATTCGCCAGGTCGAAGGATATCGTAATTACGACAAGTCTGAATTCGATTCTCAGTCTGAATTGTTTGATGGTGAAGAAGCAAAGTTAGAAGCGATTTATGAAAAACTTCATGGACTGAATGAGTTCATTAACCAAGAAAGTTATAAATCGTATGCTGACTTAAAGAAGAAGCTGTACGATGTTCTTGGAGAAGAAGAAATTGCCGATACGCTACATGAGAAGATGGTACAAGAGTTGAGTGTAACACGAGAGCCCGCTATTGATAACGCTCCGACACCGACTCCAAGCCCAGCTGAGACGCCAGCTCCAACACCTCAAGTGGATAATGCAGTCGCGGATGGAGATGAAGACACACTTAGTTATTTTGCTAAACTAGCACAAAGCTAAGGGTTAAGAATCACTCAATGGCAGGGGGCGACACCAGATCGGTGTCGCCCTTTTTATTTAAAAAGTAGGAACTAACTCCATCGTGCGATCGATGTGTTGATCCAGTCCAATAGATGTGTTTGTGACATTGTTATTGTCGCCACCCCGATTCACAATTGATGTTATTCCTGAAGATGTTCCGACTGAAGCCTGTAGAACTTCAAACTCTTTCATCTGATTCATACGTCTTTGCTCCGAGTCTAATTGAGAACCAGTTAAAATATCAACAAGTTGTATTTTATTATCCTCTTCAATTTTATTGAGGCTTTGTATTACAGAAACTTGAGAGTCATAAGCAGATTCTTCACTTTTATCTATTAATTTCGATGATAAACTTGATGTGGCGCCCACAGAGATGTCTGGAATAGTGGTTATAGAATATGGATCTCCTGTCATAACTGGTGTACGGGGGCGCAGTTTGATCGAATCAGAAGGCTCCAGCAAATTAACCTTAACCAGATCTGTTTCTGATACACGCGCCTCGATTCCTCTATAACTTAAACCATCATTGATACTCTCAACAAAGGATTCTCTAGATAATTTACCAGAACTAACAGCCTCCTGTGACTTTATGAGTCGAGTCTCAGCAGAATCCATAGATTTAAGTGATGGTGTCCTTTGAAATGCAACTGTTGCTAGAGCAGTTGTAGATGCACCTGTGACATCAAAACCCTCAAATCTTTGTGACATCGTCGGGTCGGGTTTAATAGAAGATATAGGCGCGGCTGTTCCAACTTCCACTGAAGCGCCGCCAGTGAGTGTATTGCTATTCAGAGATTTTATGGGTGATTCAATAGGGGTTGGAGTAGTAACTAGTGGGGATGTTGCTCCGACTTCTTCATCCGATACATCACCATAGAATGCGTTTGTGATGCCAGAGCCAATCATATCTGTTGGCAACACCTTTGCAAAGATTCCTGCGGCAAATCTTCCTGCTAAATCTCCACCAACGGCTGCAATAAACGCAGCTGGTAGCCCAAGTCCACCTGTGAGAGCGGTTAATAGACCGACTGATATGGCGGCTCCAGTTGGCCCGCCGATTGCTTCAAGAAATCTAGTGCCTACTGCCTCATTTTTTTCTCCCTTTGATTTTGTTGGATCTTCTAGTATTCCCTTAATATCATTATTGGCAAATATACTTTCAACAACTGTTCCAATGATTGGAACTTTTTTCAACATAGGTGCGCCTGCACTGAATAATCTTGATGAACCCTTTCTGATTGCATCAGCTGTACCATCTGCAAGTGGTTGCAATGCTTTATTTCCAAGCCACGTTGCTCCAGTGATGGCTGCGCCACGTACAGCACTGAGACCATTTCCAGCCATAGTCTTAACAGCGCCAGCAGTTGAGGAAATTGTATTACTTGCTGCACTAAGTCCAGTTCCAATCGCGGCTTTGGTAGCAGTAAAACTAGAACTTATACTGGCTGCAGCCTTTGATCCGAGTGATTTTGTACCACCCTTAAGTCTTGAAAAAAGACTAGGTTTTGCTTTTGGTTTTGTTTCAAGTCCGATACCATTGGATGCAGTCTCGGCGACTTCCGAATTCGTGCTAAGATCGGATAGTATATCACTGTTATCTTTAACAACATTACTAATTCTCGAAACACTTTCAGTAACACCAGCCCTAAGTGCGGCAACGGAACTTTTTGCACTGTTCGCTGTTTTCGCAACTGACTGAGGTGTTTTCCTCGCAATTGTTGTTGCGGCTGAACCTACAGTTTCCTCTTGGTCATTTGCAATTAAAGCGGCCCCGATCGAAGCCGCGGCGGCGAATGGGATTAGTCTTTTGGCAACAAGTCCCAGCGCAGTAACTGTTGGACCAAGAGCCATGATGGCCTTAAAGATCCTGCCGCTGTTCCCGAGCAATAACAACTCGGGCAGACTGATGCCGTCGCCGTCATCACCACCTCCTCCTCCAAATCTCTTTCCTCCACCGACCCCAGAACTATTCACACCATCTTTAAGATCCTCTAGGGCCTTGATGTGTCTCAATTGTAACCTAATATCTTCTTTTCTATCTTCACGATTCTGAAGCGCGTCTCCCTGAGAATTAGACTCCATTGAAGTCACAGCATTAAAAGTACCAATGATCGGGTCGGATATGTCCGACCATAATTCAATTATGCTATTTGATATACCCTTTAATATTTCAACTGAAGTACCACTATCGATAGAAGATGTTGTTGTGTTAGTATCTCCAGAAGAAACTAGGCTGCTACTTGTGTTAGTATCTCCAGAAGAAACTAGGCTGCTACTTGTGTTAGTGTTAGTTGTTCCTCCTCCGCCAAGGCCACCAGTTATTTCATTAACTGATTGTTGCGGGTCAAAATCCTTTGCTGTCTTGGAAATCTTACTCAACAACCCCTGTCGAATCATAAAGAATCTACCCTTTGTCAAGATATCTTGTTCGGGCGTTGAACCAAGGAGATCACTAAGAGATATAGTATCATCTATCTCAACTTCGGCAGACTTTGTTGCTTTCTCAGCCTTTTTAAGAATATTTTTCTTAATGCGCATCCATCTAAACGCATGAATCATATTCACCTCGGGCGCTTCGCCAAGTATGTCGGA